CTAGGGGACTCAGTAAAACATGTTCAGCGTTAGTTGGTATAGGTTTGGCAACCTATACCTTCTACACATGGTGGCAAACACCTGCCTCTGTGGATAAATATTGTTTTGACAATACTGTGTGTGAGGATGAGATTGAGGAGCTCATCCGTTCAAGAAGGAGAGGAACTCATTGTGGTGGAAGGAAGGTCAGACGACCGGAAGCCATCGTGGAATGCTCTTTAGAAGGAAATGCAATCTCCTTATTGATCGGTGCCAGGCGCACGGCTGCCGTCTATAGAGACGTGCAGGTTAGACTCCAAGCTACTGTCAGGCTTGAGGGATGCTCGATCAATGGTACCTACTACCCTCCCAGTGCCTTCAGTCCCAGTAAAGAGGTACATGGAGAGGGACCCCCCGTCATTTGTCCAGCCCAGATCTCACCAATGCGGTTGACTCAGGCCATTCTCTGGTCTATCAATCGCGCTAAGGTATCGGATGAGATCGTCCTACAAAGGCTGCACCAAGCTGGTTCTTGGGTTGATGAGTGGATGTATGATACCGACGCTACCACAATCCGTGGTAGTTGGACCCGTTGCAGACTCTGGGCTGAGTGGAAGGTGCGTACTTCCCTCGGTCTGGATCTGCCTTTGCCCAGCCAATAGGCCACCGTGACAGAACGTCGTGCTGTTTGCACCAATGGACCTGGAGAGAGAGAGCACCGCAAAGGATGCGAGTGCGCCACTCGAAAGAATCGATTGACTTTGCAGTATGACGGGAGTTACGGTTGCGCCTTGACTACGACGAGGATTACCCATCTTCCTCGTGCCCCCTGCGCCCGAGCTCATATAGATTGGTTTTTCCATGAAGGATGTGCGTGCAATCACATCAATGCGCTCGAAAATAGGGTCGGAGCTTGTATTCCCTATCCAAGCCGTAGTGGCCTCTCTCAGCTTAGACAACGTGCCATTGAGTTGTCTAAAGTGGTGGGTGTTCATCCCCAAACATCCTTGGAAAGCGTAATCCAGGGATTTCATGGCAAACGCCGGGCTCGGTACCTTAAAGCCCAGGCTGATATATTACGCGGTGGTGTGAATAAGAGACATTCCAGAACCACGATGTTTGTTAAGTTGGAGGGTATTAAGTACAGTACAGAGAAGGTGAACCCCAGTTGCCGGGCCATTCAGTTCAGAGCACCTTCATATACCCTGTTAGCGTCTAGCTACTTTAAACCAATTGAACATCATCTGTACCTTGCTTCTGGAGGGAACGGCTTTCCCACGGGGAGGTTCATAGCTAAGAATATGCGCCCTGATCAAAGGGCCGCTAGTATGTTGTAGAAGTTCAATTCTTTACCAGGTTGTGAGGTACTTGAACTGGATGCGTCAAGGTTTGATGCCCATGTCTCCAAAGAGTTACTAGAGATTGAACACTTGTTTTGGAGGAGATGTAATGGAGATCCCGAGTTTGCTCAACTTTTAAAGTGGCAGCTCATTAACAAGGGGTCAGCATACACCAAA